TGCGACAACCCAGGACTCGCACCCGGAACTGTCCACAAATTCGGATGAGGCGATTATACGGCGAAAGAGGAAGCTTTTCAACGAAAACAATTGTATTTGAATTGTTTTTGTGCTTGGAGTTCGCGAACAAGGGCCCCGAAGGGCCCTTGCCGAGATACGATCACCTCCTTTCGCCGCTGACATTCTTTGATTCGTTACCAGCCAATGGCCCAGGCTGCGCCCACGGCCGTGTCCTGCCCGCTGCGGGAAACCCCGATCGAGAAAGCCGATGGGGATCCGCGTGGGGTGGTCACGTCGCGGGTGTAGCCGATGGAAATGGCGGCTTGGCCGCTGCAGCCACCGACGCCCACGGCCAGGCGGTTTCGGTTTTCTCCGTGGATAGCCGACGTCGAGGTGGCCATCTGGGCGTTGGCTTGGGCCATGGCGCACACACCGCTCACCCGCTTGCCGAGCTGGCGAAAACGGCGGTCCGTCAGGTTCCAGCGGTCGTCTTGCTCCCGCTGGTAATCCCACAATTGGCCACCGTTGATCGCGTCCGTGGACCCTGGAGCGATCGCTCCTGCAGCCACCCCGGTTACCCGCTGGTTGCCGGCGTTGATCCCGGATCGGGTGACCGATGGGCCGCCCTGGACGGTGAAGCCGTCGCTGTTGTGGATGGCCTTGGCCACTTGGACCGAGCCCTGCTCGGAAAGCTCAATGGTGTCTTTCAAGGCAACGGTTTGGGTGCCGTCCCCGTTGTCCGTGACCTCGATGTTTGCCCCGGCCACCGTGGTGCTGCTTCCTCCGTCCTTACCGTCCTGGCCTGCTGGGCCTTGCGGACCGGCGGGTCCCTGTGGACCGGTGGCGCCACCACCGCTGCCAGGGTTCTGCTCCAGTTGGTGAACGCGCCCATCGAGATCGTAGATGGCGCCGGCCACAGTGGTGTAGTTGTTCCCGCTGCTCAGCTGGTAGTTCGGTGCCACGATCACACCGTTCACCACGGTAGCGCCAGCGCCCAGGGTTTCCACGGCGGTGCGCAGTTGGCTGACGGCCACGGCGTCGTTGTCCGCTTTGCCCAAGGCAACCTGGGTCAAACGACGGTTGCCGAACGCTGCGGTCTCTTCTTCATCGCACGTGGTGTTGGCGCCCACGGCCACGCATCCCCTTGCGTTGGCCACGGCCCGTGGCCCCAACGCCACGCTTTCCGTGGCGTTGGCCGTGGCCAACGCGCCGAGGGCAGCAGAGTAGGGCGCAAACACCTGCGCCCATGGGCCCACTGCGGTGCCGGCCTCGCCGGCAGCGCCAGCGCCGTAACCGTAGGCGCCCGCGAAGTCGGCGGTCGCGTTGGCACCGGGCCCCACGGCGGATGCGCCTTCGCCCTCGGTCTGGGATGCGGCGCCCAGCGCCAGGTTGTTAACGCCTTGCGCAGTCGCCCCGCTGCCGAAAGCCGCTCCACCGTTTTCATCGGCTCTTGCGGTTGGGCCTACAGCGGTCCCACTAGCTCCAGGCGAACGGGCATTAGAGCCGATGGCCACACTGGAGATTCCGCTGGCTAGGCTGTGCCCGCCGATGGCCACCGCAAAGTCGCCGGTGGCTTGCGCTTGGGGGCCGACAGCGACGGCGTAAACCGCGAACGCCTTTGCGCGCGAGCCAATGGCGAGCGCATTTGAGCCCTGCGCTTCGCTCAAGAAACCCAGAGCGGTGGTGTGGCATCCGCGTGCGGTGGCGCGATTGCCCAACGCGGTGGCTCCCACGCACTCTCCCGGAACGCCATTTTCATCCACCATTATCCCGCCGTCGGCGAGGGCGTCCGCCCCGATGGTCGTGGCCCCAACGGTCAACGATTGGGCGCGGTCGCCTACCGCAGTGGTCTCGGGTTTGGTGGCAACGGCACCGTTGCCCACTTGAACCTGGGCTTGCGCCGTGCCAGCAACAAGGCCTGCCAGCAAAGCGCAGTGGATGAGGGAGCGTTTCATGGGGTGGCCTCCTGGGTCTGAAATGAGTGAGCGTGTGCACTCACGAATAGATCAGATCCTGGAATGCGCAAGCCCCCCCCCAACGAAACTTCCCGGCGCAACGGCAGGAGGGGCCGGTGCGCCAGGAAGCGGTGGGGCCGACTTTTCCCCACCCCTGTTCTTCTACGACAGGGAAAAAATTCCGCAAGCCCCCTTGCGCGTTTTCGATTCTCCGCTTGCATGGGTGTATCGCTCATGTGAGTAAGGAGGCCTACTCGTGTTTCAACGCTTGTTGCTCGCGCTCGCACTGGCCAGCGCACCCGTCTTGGTCCACGCGCACGCGCCAGCCACCGATTCCGTTGAGGTCCACGGGAAGAAGCCTGGGTTTTTCAAACGCCTGTTCCACCGCCACAAAGACGCCCCGCAGTGGGACGGTGTCCAGCCCGAGCTTCGCTCAGCGCTGGAACGCATCGCCTTGCAGATGAAGGACGAGGGCTACGACCTGCGGCTGATGGAGGGCTACCGTTCTAAACAGCGCCAGGCCGAGCTGCTCGCCAGCCAAAAGGGCGTGACCCAGGTGGGGCCAGGCAGCAGCTGCCACAACCACGGCTGGGCCGCGGACATGGTCATCTACAAGCGCGGGCGCCCTTCTTGGGACCTGAAGGACGAGCAGGTGCGGCAGGGCTACCAACGCTTCGGTGAGCTCGCCCAGCAGGCGGGATTGAGGTGGGGCGGGGCTTGGAAGAGCTTCAAGGACATGCCCCACGTCGAGATGCGCAGCGAGTGCCTGGTAGCCATTCGTGGCGGATCTGCCCCCCGCCGATCGCTGCAAACAGTGATTGCCAAGGCCGAGTCAGTGTCTGACGCACCGAAAGCACCCCGTTGGGCCTGGAGCGTCGATTCCGAGCTGGCGCCGGACTGGGCGTGCGAATCCGTGCTTTGCAGTGTGTCGTGGGCGACGGTGAGCCGGCCATGGAGCTATGGCGTAAGGCCGCCGTTGAAAGGACTCCGTCCAGAACCGTTTGCTGAGGCGTCCTGTCCCATGGCCCCAATTGCCCTGAGGCACACATGAGGAAGCGGTCCACCGGATTGCTTCCCTTTTCGGCGGAGAGTGGGGGCGAACGGGTCATCTGCCCTGATCGCGCCGGTTTGGAGAAGATCGAGATTGGCGATCCCAAGGGCGGCAAAAACGGCTGGATCCGTTGCACCGCAAGGGGTATGCTCATCGCGGGCACATTCAAGGGCACCTCCCAGATTCGTGAAACCCAAGCCGTCCAAGGGGTGAGGGCACTTCTCAAGGAAGTCCCACTCTCTCCGCCAGTCTTTGCAAAAAGCTCCTAGAAATAGGGGCTTTTTCGTTTCTACAGCCCTTGCTACCCGCCCGCTTACCCATCCACCTGCAAAGGTCGATTCTGCGCGATCTGCTGCCGAACCCAGCCTTGCACCTCGGATTGTATCCAGAGTGCGCGGCGACCGATGCGGATAGAGCGAGGGAAGCGACCGGCCTTGATCTCTCCGTAGATGAAGGTGGTCCCCATGCCGGTCATCTGGCGCACGCGATCGAGAGATAGCAGTTCTTCGAGCCTTTCAGCCGCGCCCATGATGACCTCCGATGCGGCGAGCCTTTGGCGTGCGTTCGGTCAGGCCAAGCTGGAACTGCAGTACGTTGTCGATCGGCATATCGACCGATGCGGGACGCGCGCTGCGCGCCGGGCGATTCAGTCTGCGCCATGCTGCGATGGCCTTGTCGGGATCGGCATGCTTGCTGGTCGACCTGCAGGCGCACTCGACCAGGTGGCCACCGCCGGCGGAGGCGCAGCGCTTGTCGTGGATGTGGCGCGCGCGGTGGCCGGCGGCGCAGTTCGGCAACCCTTCCGGGTGGCTGATATGTTCCTGGGTCATGGCTTGTTGCACTCCTCGATGTGGGCTTCGAGCTTTTCAATCAGGAAGGTGGCTTCGGTGGCCCTGCGGCGGCGTTCGTGCGTGCTAACCGGCGCCGGGCCGGCGTCCCGGATCCACTTCAGCGGCTCAAGGAACCAGCTCGGGTCGACAGGCAGCAGCTTGCGCGGGTCGGGCTTGTTGTCGGGTGGGAAGCAATCCGGCCCTGCCCAGTCCTCGCTCATCCCGCAGCGCGTGCACACCCGCCGCTGGAAGTCGTGGACCTTCTCGGGCTGGATTACGCGCGGTGTCTCGAACAGTGCGCGGACAACGAGCCCACGCTGGTGCGCAGCGTAGACGTGCCCCGCGTCGGCCTGCATCCAGCAGCCAGGCCGGTGATCGTCCTTGTTGCGGTACTCCCAGCGCACTGGCTGAGCGGTGTAGAGCGCTTTCAGCAGGGTGTCAGCCCAAGCGCGCACCTCGCGACCGTCAACAGCGGTGGCCGGATCGACACGCCGCATGGCAGACACGACCGCGGCGACGGGCGACGATGCCTTGGTGGCCTCGACAACGGTGGCCGGGGAAACAGGAAGTGGTGCGGTCATGCGAACAGATCCAGTTGGGCCGGCGCGGCCGGCGGTGGTGCGGGTTCATCACGCAGCAGGTCGGCCATGCGGAATGTCACGGCCCACGCGTCGGTATGTCGGATCAGGTACTGGTTTTCCTGGCACACCGAGATCTTTCCCGCCGAGATCAGGTAGCCGGCGTGCGCCGGCCCCGTGAATCCTTCGTACTCGATGCGCAGAATCTGCTCCCGTCGCCAGCCGGCGCGGAGCTTGCGATCGAGGATCGAGCGGGCGAAGGCTCGAAGCTGATCAGGGCTCATCGCGGCGTTCCTTCGGCGGGATCGGCCCGGTGTGGCGGTAGTCACGGAGCGGGTCGGTGATGAATCGGCCATGTTCTTTGCGCAGCACGCTGTATTCGGGGAAAGCGCTGTCGGGAAGATGGTCATACGCCTCAGTCATCAGAGAGACGAAGCGCTCCTGCCATTCCAGCGGCATGGACTGAAGCGTTCTGCGAGGAACGACCAGGTATGCGGCGCGGGTCAGGCCGAAGGCATTCCACACGGGGCCATCGGAGTAGGCGGACCGGATCGGCTCGGCCTCCTCCATTGCAGCGGTGAGCAGCTGGTCAGCCGCCACACTCGATGCTGACGACTTGCCGCATTCAGCTGTACAGTGCACGACGTCCCCTACCGCGCCCCGCCCATGACTACTCGTGGCTTTCATCGAACCCTGCGCGGTTTCCACGATGGCTATCATTTCGTGCTGACCATCACGAGCAGCTTGGATGACGTTTTCTCGTACACAGCCGAAGTCGACGGCATCGCTGTCGAGCTGCGACCCGAGGGCGTGATCAAGAGCAAGGGCGACGCTATGCAGCTCGGCATGGCTGCGGTTGAGCGCCACGTGGCGGGCCTTACCCCTAAGCGCTGAAGGCGCGCTGGTAGAAGCCGTGGTGAGCAGCTGGTCAGCCATGGGGTGCTCCCCTCGTCAGGTTCTGCCGTGGCAGAATCCGCCCTAACAGGGAGGATCTATGGCTATCGAGTTTTGTCCGCTTGAATCGGCGTGGGGAAACTGGGCTGACTGGGCGGCGGTAATTGTTGGCGTAGGCGCGGCTATCGGTACGATTTTGGTTGCGTTCTCTGCCAACAAGACCTCGCAACGAGCGGCAGCGATCGCTGAAGACGCCAAAGGAATCGCTCAGCAACAGCACCAAGAAGCGGTGCAGTTGCGGGAAGGGATTGCGGGAATCCTTGGGAGCCTTTTGGCGGTTGAAGTTACTATTCTGCCGCTGAAGCTTGGCGCAGTACTGCGTCACCTTGACAAAGTTATTCCCAATGGCCCGACTCATCCGGACAACCGCGATACCGTAGAGTGGGTCTTGGCAGAACTTCGCAAAACATTCATGCCGTCTGCAGAGGAGTCTCTGGATCGGCTTCATAACCTTCCTGGCACACTCGGCGGCGAAATCGCGCAGCTCGTTGGAATGTGCAGGGGACTCGTCGATGCCAGCATTAGGATCGACTCGCGGTTCGCTCGCGTCTCCAGCGGCAATCGCGAGGTCATCATTGGCTACAACGGCACCCCGATTGACTTTTTGTCGCTGAAGGGGCAGCTGGTTGAGTCGCTCCGCGACAGCATTCGCACAGCGAGAAATTTTGATGACTTCATCGGTGCGGAGCATGCCGACTACGCGCAGGAGGAAGCGCTGATTCCGGACCCTTAGTCTCTTCGTTGGAAGCCGCCTATCGGAGTAGTTCACGCTCCTGCCGTGCTTCACGGAGGCCAGGGTGGCGGGGGGCTCGGTCATGCGTGCTGCTCCTTGCGATCGGTGATGGCGCGCGCGCTGTGCGCGGCGAGGTGTTCCCAGCGTTCGGCTTCGCCCACGTAGTAGTCGTGGCGCTCCTGACGCACGGTTGCGGTGAACTGCACATCGGTCAGGGCGTGCTCCGCAGCTGCGCGGTTGGCCAGTGCCATGCGGGCTGGGTCGTGATCGAAGATGTCGAGCTGATTACGCACGCTGGACTCCTGGAATGGGTTGCCGGCTGGTGGAACCCGGCCGGCGCGGGTTCCCTGCGCTACAGGGGGAGAGCGCAGGGCAGGGGACGGTGGTCGGGAACGAACCCGCGGCCACGTGGTACGCGCTTTGCGCTGTAGTGGTTCACCTGACTTTTCTGCGCCAACGATGCATGCGAGCATCGAGGCCCAACAATCCAAGGAAGGCCGCATGAGCGTCAGTTCCGCTGAATCTCCGTCTGCCAATGAGATACCAGGGCCTATCCGTGGATTTAAGGAGATTGCGGATGCGGTCGTTGCGCTCGCGGCCTTCGCTACCGGCCCGGCGATACTCTTTCTCGCGATGGACCCACTTGTTGCCTACGTGCCTGGAATCTCTGCGGAATGCGCGACGTTCTTTCTGGCGGTCGCTGCTATCGCCGTGCCGTCGTGCCCTGCCATCAGCTTCATTACTGGATTTAGACCGCAGAGAACGGACAGCAAAGCATCGAAACGTCGTCTCTGGGCCATTCTGTCTATCTTGGTCCTTTCGCTGGTGTTGAACGTTTCCGCAATCGTGTGGAATGACCGTGCCAAAGAGCATCGGCGCAAGCTCGATCAGGTGGCCACGCAGCAAAAACAAGCTGATATCGAACGGGATCGGGCAGCTCTTGTGCAGGCTGTTTCTGCTGCGGTTGAAAAACGGCTTCGCGACGGAGGGAAGTGCTCGCCGTAGCGGGCAACAATCTGAGACAGATGTAGCGCGCTGAGCCTTGCAGCGGTGGGGGAGGGCGGCGCTCATGCTGCGGCGCCTTGCAGCGCGGCGCGCAGCTGCTTGGCGGCATCCAGCAGCTGGCCGGCATAGCGCTCGGCTTCGTCAGCGGACTGGAGGAGGCGTGCGGCGCCCAGGTCGGAAACCACCTTGGCGTTGAGGCTGTCGGCGGCGACGGTTGGCGTCGACTGGCGGACGCCGAGGGAAAGGGTGGCCATGCGTGATCTCCGGCGCCGGCCCCGGGATGGGGTTGTACTTGGCGTTGGAGACAGTAAAGCGTCGCTTTAGTTTAAAGTCAAGCGATGCTTAAGTGGTATGTGCTTGCCGATAGAAAAAAAGCCCCGCCGGAGCGGGGCTTGGTCGCGATGATCTGCTAATTACTGGGCGTCCGCGGGAGCCAGTCTGGTTCGAACGCGCTCTAGAGCCGCTTGAGTTTCGTTCTGAACATTGTTGCCAGTCAGGCGCTGTGACCGGACCTGGCCGAAAGCCATCTGGGTTTCCACCATCTGATATGCGGTCAGGAAGACGCCGTGGTTCTGCTTGGCGAAGGTGAACTGGATGCTCACCTCCGGAGTCGTGGAGTAGGAGTTGCCGATTAGCGTCTGCGTTAGCGCTGCCTGCATCCCCTGCATTTGCATCTTGCAAGCCACCGTATTGCTGGTCACGTTGGCTGATCCACCCATCTCTGCGCAGCGCAGGACTAGGTCATCTCGGACCTGCTCCGTATCGACAAATGGAATGAAAACCTCAGCGTTCCCGGAAGCGGTTGGCTTATTGAGAGCCTGTTGTGTTGCGCAGCCAGTGAGTGCGACTGCAGCTGCGAGTATTGCAAGGTACTTCATGATTCCCCCTGTGTCCTTTGCTTCTTGATGAACGTCTTCCGTGCCAGCCGATCCAAGACTGCCGGAATAGGTCAGTTGAATCGATCTATTCGATTTCTGAGGTACACCTTGCCGCCGATGACCGTGTTGCGGGGCATTGCGAACGCCGGATAGAGCGCAGCGTTAGCGCTGACCACGTACACGGCATCGCCCCGATCCTGAAGGGCCTTCACCTGCTGCCCGTTCCCGGTATTGAGCAGGTAGATCCCATCACCATCGAAAGAGGTCACGCCAGTGTCGACCATCAAGGTCTCGCCTGGGTTGATAACCGGAATCATGGAGTCGCCGCGACCCGTCACCAGCACTAGCCTGCCTGGTGCCGGCACGAACCCAACAATCGACCGGATGTAGGTGGGCGCGAAGTCCATCGCTCGGACAATGTCCGGAAAATCATCATTGATACGCCCATCTCCCATGTCGGCATCTCCGTCCAGCTGTCGGACGCGAACATAGCTTTGGTCGGTCGCAGATATCGCGACGACATCCACTGTCTCACCCATGCCGAAGTGAGACAGGGGCTTGCCTGTGAGATGAGCGAGCTTTGGGAGCTTTCGCTTATCAACCTTCCCTGTGCGAAGCCACCCGGAGACAGCCTGCTCCGTCACGCCAAAGGCGTCCGCGACACCTTTTTGTGTCAACGAGGACTCTTCAATGGCCGAGCGAATGGCGGCCGCCATAGCGGTGTTGTCAAGCATCGCTTGATTGTCCGTCGACCTACGCGCGAATGTAAGAAAGCATTGCTTGACTGTAAACTAAAGCAACGCTTAAGCTGTCACTATGAATCCAATCGCCACCGCCATCGAGAAGTCGGGAGCCGGTCAAGCCGGAATCGCTCGCCTGTTGGGGGTATCCCCGCAGGCGGTAAACCAGTGGGTAAGCGGCATCAGGCCTGTCCCGTCTCGCCATGTGCTCGCCATCGAAGCTGCAAGTGGGATCTCCCGCCACGAACTTCTGCCTGAGGTGTTCGGGCCAGCTCCAGACGCCGTCGCTTCGCTGAGTTCTGCAGCATCCAGTCCCCAGGCTGCCTCGGTCCTTGCCGGCAATTGCATGAGCAAGCGCGCGCTGCGCGCCAAGCTCGGTATGGATAGCGACAAGCACTTGGCGACCTTGCTGCAGCTTCCAGTGGAGGAGGTAGAGGCGTGGCCGGAAGATGGCGTCCTGCCCGCGCTGCCGCAAATCCAGCGCCTGCTCGGTGTCGAGGCTCAGCCCGCTGCTGTGCCCACAAACGACGATCCCGACGCCAACCGCATTGGCCCGGTCGACACCGCCTGAAAGGCCGTCCCTGGCCGTCATCCCTGACTTATTGATCTCCATGGCGCCCATCGTGCGCCACCCGGGCCCAGCCCGAAACCTTGAAACACGGCCTTCCCCAAGGTGACCCATGACCTGCCGCACATCCGCACTCAACTGGCTCGACGTTCTCTACAACTCCGTGCGCAAGACGCCGGGTGGTGTCGTGGACGCGGCCGCTTTCCTGGCCGACCGCCGCGGCAAGTCCATGCATCCGGAAACGCTGCGGGCAAAGCTGCGTGGGCTGGAGGGTGAGTCCGTCACGATGGAGATAGCCGAACTGCTGACCGAGTGGATGCAGGAGAAGGCAGGGGGCAGCGATTACGCTCTGGACTGGATGCAGGCGCTGGCTGGGCAGTTCGGCATGGCGGTAGCCACCGTTCCGCCGCCGCCGGAGGGCGGCTGGTCGGATGAGATTGGCGCCATCCAGACGAAGCTGCTGGAGATCACCACACGGGTGGGGCGCCTGTCGGGTACGGCAGTGGAAGCCATCGCCGACTGCCACATCGACAGCGACGAAGCCAAGCTGATGGTGGAAGAGGCCAACTCGCTGATCACGATGGCGCACCGGCTGATCCGCAACGTGTCGCGCGCTGCAGCGAAGGGGAGGGCGCGTCGATGAACCATCCGGCTCGAGCAACCGACCTCAGCACCAGTCACGAGGCCGCACAGTACGTCGTTCAATCCGGCTTGCAGGGTGACCAGCAGGCCGCAGCGGCGTCCGCCGTGAAGCGCCATCCCGGCCTCACCAGCAATGAACTGGCCCAAGAGACCGGCATGTGCCGCTACGTGCTCGCACGCCGTCTGCCCGAGCTGGCAGAAAACGGCCGTGTTTGGCGTGGCCCGAAAAAGCCCTGCTCCGTCTCGGGCCGCAGCGCCTGCACCGGGTGGCCAGTGGCGCCGGGCGAAAACATGACGCTGGGGCTCTGACATGTCGACCATCATCATGTCGCAGTGCTGGCCGCTGCAGGGCCTGAGCGTCACGCAGAAGGCTGTGCTGATCTCGCTGGCCGACCAAGCGAACGACGACGGCGTTTGCTGGCCGGCGGTGGGCACCATCGCTGCGCGGTGCTGCATGTCGGCGCGCGCTGTGCGCACGGCAATGGACCACTTGGAGGCCGTGGGCCTGCTGACCCGTGACCGCCGGTTCAACAGCAGCACGGTCTACAGGGTCACTCCGGCCAACTTCGACAAGGCCGCTGCGCCGTCGAAGGCTGGCCGCAAGTCTGGAAAAGCAGGTACTGCACCGGGCGCAGGGGATGCGCCCAATGCAGGGGGTGCGCCCGCTGCAGGAAGGGATGCGCCCCGTGCAGGGGGGGATGCACCGGGCGCAGGTCTAGGGGTGCGCCCCGTGCCGCCTAACCGTCATATAACCCTCAATGAACCGTCAGGTGAACCGTCATTTCCGGCGGGCCTGCCGGCCGCGCCGCTGGCGGTGGTTTCCGAAACCGACCTGCAGGCCGCGTGCCGTGCCACCTGGACGGCCTACGCCAGCGCCTACCGCGACCGCCACGGCGTGGCACCGGTGCGCAACGCCAAGGTGAACAGCAACGTCCGTCAGATCGTGCAGCGGCTCGGCCACGGCGAGGCCCCGCTGGTGGCCGCGTGGTTCCTGACCGTCAACGAGCGGTACGTGGTGCAGAACATGCACGACCTGGGCGCGCTGCTGGCGAAGTGCGAGGCATACCGCACGCAATGGGCCACCGGCCGTCAGGTCACCGAAGAGTCCGCGCGGCAGACCGACAAGACGCAGACCAACCTGGGCGCTGCCGATGCGGCCAAGGCTTTGCTGGCACAGCGGAGGGCGGCACATGCTGGGTAGTCAGGAGCAGGACCGGCTGGTCGATCTGCTGGTGGCCACCGCCGAGGTGATTGGCGACCAGCTCAGTGCGAACGCCGCGGCCTACATGGTTTCGGATCTGGCGCAGTACCCGCTGCCGATGCTGGAGCGCGCGCTGGCGTCGTGCCGCCGGGAGCTGAAGGCGCGGCTTTCGCTGGCGGCGATCCTCGAGCGCATCGAGGACGGCCACCCGGCGCCGAATGAGGCATGGGCCAACGCGATCCGTGCCGCCGACGAAGGTGCGACCGTGGTGTGGACTGAGCAGACCCGCGATGCGTGGGCGGCGGCGCTGCCGCTGGTGCAGGCGGGCGACAAGATCGCAGCCCGGCCGGCATTCCTGGAGGTTTACACCCGGCTGGTGAAGGAAGCGCGCGCTGCACATCGGATCGCCACCTATCAGCTGTCCCTTGGCGGCGACGTTTCCGGTCGGGATAGCGTCCTGCGAGAGGCGGTGGCTGCTGGCCAACTCAGGAAAGACCAGGTGGAGGAGTACCTGGCCCTTCCGCCCGCCACCCCGGCCTTCGACCCTGTGGCGCTGCTGGCCGGGACCGTTGAGGCATCGCCGACCGCAGACGAACGGACCCGTTCGCGCCTGGCTGAGGTCGTCGCGCTGCTGGAGGGCAAAGCCGCATGAGCCCCGATCACTTCAACGTCGAAGTGCGCCCTGTGAGCGAGCCGGTGGCCGAGGCGGGCTGGTATCTGGCCTACGGCTACGGGATCAAGCCGCTGGTGGTCTACGCGACGCGCGGGATGACTGTCTGGCGCGACGGCATGCGGCGTATCCCGATCACCCGCTATGCCGGCCCGATCCCGGAGCTGCGCTGATGTGGTCGAACGCTCCGACACCAACGAGAGAGGAGGCGGGCCGGATCGAGCTGGCCAAGACCGGCCCGTGCATGGCCTGCCTGGCGCTGCAGATGCAGGACCTGCTGGATCCGGAGTTGGTGGTGTACGGCTGCGACTACAACCACGCCAAGAGCGGGAACGTGCGGCGCGGTCACATGTTCGGCTACGCCCTCTGCAAGTGGCACCACATGCGGCACCCGATGGAGGGGAACACCTTCGCGACGATGCGCCAGATCTACGGCCCGAGCCTGATGGATGGCTCTCGGACGTTCCACGAGACGTACGGCTCCGACGACGAGCTCATTGCAAATCAGACCTACATCAACGAACTGAGGGCGGCAGCATGAAGAAGACGAAGGCCATGGCGCCGAGGATCAACCCTCAGCGTGCACCCCGCGAGCGTCGAATGGATCACAACACTGTATCCCGCCCGCGGCGGGTGAAGGCGCGGCCTGCGGTTGGTGGCCCGCCGGAAACGGTGGAGGAGTTCGAGGCGCGGGGCGGACAGGTGCAGCGCCTGGCGGCCAGCTGGGAGCAATACCATGCAGGTTGATACCTTTGGGGCCTACGTCCGCGCTGAACTCGAGCACTGGGGGCGTGAATACGCACTTCATCGGGATTGTGACTACTTGGGGCACCAGTCGCAAAGTCTGATTTCCGTCTTGATCGCCAACAAAGGCGATATGCCAAGCAGGCAGAGAGGATACAAGCCGCTGGAATCTGATAGTCGCGCGCAGCTGATCGAGAATGTTGTCGCCAGCATTGCTGGCGACAACGTGGCAATGGCCTGTGCTTTACGTGCTTACCACTGTGGGCAGGGGCGCAGAAAAGTGGAGCGCTTTGAGACTGCGATCTTGCTTCTGACCAATTGCGGAGAACGCGCCATCTCTAACCGGCAATACCTCAATCTTGTGGAGTTGGGTTTTCAGAGAGTGAGGGGGAGGTTGGAGGGCCTTTCGCATGTTGCTTAGGCTGTTGCTTGTTCCCGGCCCTTGAGAGCAGCTGAACAGCCTTGATTACCTCGGCATCGTCTCTCATGGCCGCAGACAGGCGATCTGCAGTTTCGAACAAGACGGTACGAATCGCCTGAGCGTACTCAAGGCACGTTTCGTCATCCAAAGCATGTATGCCCTCGCTGAGGGCGGTGTGCAACAGCGCTATTGGATTTTGGCCTCTGATGCTGAGCGACGATGGCAGCGCGTGCTTGATCGCCTCCATTGATTTGCTGAACTGAGTCTCTTCCGCCGCCCGCTCCAGATCCGCGATTACCTCGTCGCCGGGGGATACGGCCTTTAGCACCCTAATCATCTCGCGGAAAATCCGGCTTTTCTGGTTCTCTATCACGCGGCGATAGTACGCAAACGCTCCCACGCCTAGTCCTTGGGCTTCGCATCGGCGACCTTTAAAGAACAAGTCACGATCATCTCCGATCAAACTGGAGGCTCGAGACGGAGTGGGAGGTCCAAATGCCGGGACCTCACCAATTTTAACCAATGAGAATGTATCTCCTTGTATTCGCTTTACTACCAACGCGTAGACTTTTGAGGATTTTCCGCAGTCGCGACAGTTGTAGCAGACGAATGATGACCAATGGCTAGATCCCGACAGTACGTTGTGCAATGTGGTCTTGTCAGTTGTATCAAACCAACGTTCACCACCGCATTCTTCGCTCCAACAATGCAGCCTGATCTTAGGAAACTCTACAGCGGGGTCGCGATATCCAAGGCCGGGTACAATGGCTGTTGTGCGGACGCCTACTGGCACGACTTCTTCAGTCCCGGGCGGGGTGTTCTCAAGGAACTCGCGTAGACTCGTATTCACAGAATCGCTCGTATTGGTCGAATGTCTAAAATACCTCTTGACGGGTGCACACCTCTACCGTAGATTTTCATCCACGATGACATAGAAGCCTCCGGCATAAGCCGGGGGCTTTTCTTTTTTGGAGGCGTCATGCCACAGATCACTCCCCAACATGCTGGCGGCGTGAATGCCGTGGCTTTCCTCGACATGCTGGCTTGGTCCGAAGGTACGGACAACGGCAAGCAGGCCACCAAGGACCGCGGCTATGACGTGATCGTTGGCGGGCAGTTGTTCAAGAGCTACGCCGACCATCCGCGCGTGCTGGTGGACCTTCCGAAGCTCAACATCCAGTCCACAGCGGCAGGCCGCTACCAGCTGCTGCGCCGCTATTTCGACGCCTACAAGAAGACGCTCGGCCTGAAGGATTTCTCGCCGCTGAGCCAGGACCTGATAGCGCTGCAGCAGATCCGGGAGCGCCGCGCGCTGCCGCTGATCCAAGCGGGCGAGATCGAGGAAGCCATCAAGGCCGTCCGCAAGATCTGGGCGAGCCTGCCAGGCGCAGGCTACGGCCAGCACGAACAGAAGCTTGCCGACCTGTTGGCCGTGTACCGCAAGGCCGGCGGGACGGTGGCGCCATGATCGGGGTCGACGTGGATTGGCAGGCAATCGGCACGGCCGTTGGCGGCCTGATGGTTGGGGCTGGTGGTGTGGCGCTGTGGTGGCGCAAACAGTTCGTAGAGACAGCCAGGGAAGGGGCCGAGGTCAACGTGATCCAGCTGATGCGTGAGGAAGTAACCCGGCTGGGCGAACGGGTTGGTCGTATGGAGGCCAGGGAGCTGCGCCTGATCCGCCACATCTACCGGCTGGAAGGGTTGATGCGCGCGGCCGGCTTGGAGCCGCCGCCGTTTGACCCGGACAGCGACACCATCAGGGCAGGAGGGTCCGAATGAACCGGATCGCCATCGCGGTTGCTGCCTTCGGCCTGTGGTCCGCCGCCATGTTCGGTGCGGGCTGGGCCTGGCGTGGCGACCGCGCAGAGGGTAGTGAAGCCGACCAGCGCGCCGCCGGCGCCGAAGCGGTGGTGGACCAGGTGAACCAGACCCGTGCCGCCGAGCACGCCCAGGCCGAGACACTGGCCGCCATCGGAGCGAAGCATGAAGAAGACCGCACTGCGGCCGCGACCGTCCCTGCTGCTGTTATGGTTGACCTGCGCGCTGGGCGTCTCCAGTTGCGCGACGACCTCGCCACCTGCAATACCGCTCGCCTGTCCGAAGCCGTCGCCGGCGCCGTCGAACGTGACCAGGCAGCCCAACTACGAGCAGAGGTCGCGGGCGCTCTTGTTCAGATCGGACGAGACGCCGACGACCATGTCCGGGCCTGCCAGGCCGTGATCGCAGCTGACCGTCAACCGGTGACGCCATGAACCGGCGGCTGCTGGCACTGGGCCGGTTGAAGACCGGCGAGATGAACAAGACCGAGGCTGCGTATGCCGAGCGGCTGCGCGCGCTGCAGGCTGCGGGCGAGATCCAGTGGCACCGGTTCGAGGGTTTGAAGCTGCGGCTGGCAGACAACACGTTCTACACCCCGGACTTTGCGGTCATGGCTGCCGACGGCGTCATGGAATGCCACGAGGTCAAGGGGCACTGGCAGGACGATGCGCGGGCCAAGATCAAGATCGCAGCGGCCATGCACCCGTTCCGCTTCATTGCGGTGAAGGCCAGGCCCAAGCGGGACGGCGGTGGCTGGGCAGTGGAGGAGTTCTGATGACTGCGACATTGCGCGCGTCGATACGCATGCGGTGGTGGCTGCGCTGCTACCTCGCCGCAGTGATGTGGTTCGCCCGGGCAACGGGGATGGAGCCGGACTGGGACCGGGTCGACCGGTGGATACGCCGTGGCCTGGTGCTGCAAACAACGAGGATTGCTAGTGAACGCTGCACGGATTGAATCACTGGCGGCTGACCTGGATGCCGAGCGGGCTGCGCGCGCTGCTGCTATTGCCGCCTTGGTCTCGCGCATTGACGGAAGCACCGACAGTCGCATCGACCGACTTGTCGGGATCATCGAGCAGCAGGTCAAGCAGATCGCCGAGCTGGCCATGCATGTGGGCCTGCTGGTGCAGGCCGTGGCCCAGCTGCTGGGCGAGGAGGTTGGTGCACCTGTGCAGGACGAAGGGGCCGAGCCTGCGCGCGTCGACCTGGACGGGAACCCCTACTGATGCCCATCAGGCCACCGCAGCATCGTGCTGCCGGCTGGCGCGCCTACAAGGAGACCAGCGCCCAGGTCCGCAAGAGGCAGGCGCGCCGCGCGCTGCCCACCAACTGCTCGCTGTGGCGCCGGATTCGTGCGGTGGTGCTGGCCCGTGAGCCCCTCTGCAGGTGCTGTGCTGAGCAGGGCAGGGTGCGGGCGGCCACTGAGGTCGACCACATTGACGGGGACGACGCCAACAACGCCGACAGCAACCTGCAGCCACTGTGCCGGCCGTGCCATAGCGCGAAGACGGCGAGGGAAAACGGCGGGTTCGGCAGGGACACGCACCAGCATCGCGGGGCTGAGCGACCAGTGAGTTATCCACCGAAAGCTGAACGGAAAGGGAGGGGGGAGGGTCAAAGTTGAGGGCCTTCCTCTCCCGATACGCGCGCCCCCCTTTCTTCTCGCGTCCACAGAATTTGAATTTTGGATTTGGAGCTGACCGGCGATGGCCAGGCACAAGCAGCCCGCCGAGCTGGCAAAGCTCAAGGGGGCGGACAAGCGCAACCCGCAGCGTTACAGGGCCGAGGTGCCAAAGACGGGGAAGGCACTGGGCAAGGTGCCCGGCCATCTGCCGGACGAGGTCGCGGTGGTCTGGAAGGAGCTGGAGAAGTGCGCCCTGCCTGGCGTCCTGACCAGCGCCGACCGTTTCATCATGGAGGTGGCGTCATCGCTGCTTTCCGAGTTCCGTGCCAACCGCGGCGAGTTCGTTGCGGCCAAGTACTCCCACCTGATCGGCTGCCTGGCGCGCCTGGGCCTGACCCCGGCTGACCGTCAGAAGCTGGGGACCGAAAAGACCCCGGAGGGCAACCCATTCGACGAGTTCTGATCCATGACGCCGAGCGAATCAGCCAAGGCATACGCCAAGGGCGTCACGTCAGGAAAGATCCCGGCTGGCGAGTTCATCCGTCTGGCGTGCCAGCGGTTCCTGGATGACCTGAAGCGCAAGGGGGCCGACTGGCCCTACAAGTACGACGCCGAGAAGGCGGACCGCGCGGTGCGGTTCATGGAGAAGATGCCGCACACGAAAGGAAAGTGGGCGGCGCAGAAGCGCCTGCTGGTGCTGGAGCCATGGCAGCACTTCATCGAGTGCAACCTGTTCGGCTGGGTCCACAAGAAGACCGGGCACCGGCGCTTCCGCCGCGCATACGAGGAGATCCCGCGCAAGAACGGCAAGTCCTTGCGACTGGCTGCCCGTGGCCTGTACCTGTTCTGCGCTGACGGCGAAGCGGGCGCGGAGGTCTACTCGGGCGCAACCAGCGAGAAACAGGCATACGAGGTGTTCCGCCCGGCCTGGCAGATGGTCCAGAAACTGCCGGCGCTGCGCGCCCGCTTCGGTATCGAACAGGCGGGCAACCCGAAGAACCCGGGACCGCTGTTCGTCATGGAGGACATGTCCAAGTTCGAGACCATGATCGGCAAGCCCGGCGACGGTTCCAGCCCGCACGCGGCGCTGGTGGACGAGTACCACGAACATGACGATGACCACATGGTCGACGCCATGGAAACCGGCATGGGCGCGCGCGAGCAACCCCTGCTGTCGATCATCACCACGGCAGGCACGAACCTGTCGGGCCCGTGCTTCGAGATGCGGGGCGATGCCATCCGCATCCTGCGCGGTGAGGTGACCGATGAGACGGTTTTCGCGGCGATTTACTGCATAGACGAGGGCGACCGCTGGGATGATCCAGCGAGCCTGCGCAAGGCCAACCCGAACTACGGTGTTTCCGTGTTCGAGCAGTTTCTGCTCGACCAGCTCGCCAAGGCAAAGCGGTCGGCCAGCAAGCAAAGCGCGTTCCGTACCAAGCACCTGAACGACTGGGTCGGCGCCAAGCTGGCATGGATGAACATGCTGGCCTGGCAGCGGCAGAAACGACGGTTTGAGGTGTCGGACTTTGCGGGCTGTCCGTGCTGGGTGGGCGTCGATCTGGCATCCAAGCTGGACGTGGCTGCCGCGGTGCTGCTGTTCGAGAAGGGCGATAGCTACTACGTCATTCCCCGGTTCTACGTGCCGGAGTCGGCCGTGGAGGAAAACGAGAAGTACCAGCAGTTCCTGCTGGACGAGCAGATCGTGTCCACGCCCGGGAACATGACGGACTACGCTTTCATCGAAGAGGAGTTGAAAGAGCTTGCGGCACAGGGCGTCGACGTGCGGGACATTGCCTTTGACCCGGCGCAAGCGGCGTACCTGATGACGCGCCTTGAACAGGAAGGGCTGCCGACCGTGGAGATGGCGCAGTCAGTGCGCAATCTGTCCGAGCCCATGAAAGAAGTGGAGGCGCTCATCCTGTCGCGGCGCCTGTGGCACGACGGCAACGCGGCCATGACCTGGATGATGGGCAACGTCGTGGCGCGCGTGGATGCCAAGGAACACGTCTATCCCCGCAAGGAAAAGATGGAAAGCAAGATCGACGGCGCGGTGGCGCTAATCATGGCCATGGGCCGCGCCATGCAGGCGCGGGACACCGGCACAACCCAACAAGGCTTCGTGGTGATCGACTGATGTTCGGACTATTCGAGAAGAACCGGCGGGCCGATGCCCGCGACCGTATCGAGCCGACGATCAGCAACCTGGTCGACGGCGAGGTGATCCAGTCCTCCGACATGCGCATGTTCGAGGTGTTCGGGAACCCTACGACGGCCTCCGGAGCCGTGGTCAGCCCGGAATCGGCGATGCGGGTTTCGGCGGTGTTCGCTGCCGTTTCGTTGCTGGCCGGCGCGATCGCCCAGCTGCCGCTGCCTGTGTTCGAGCGGGTGGACGGCCATCGCAAGCGGGCGGAGCATGACTACTGGTGGCTGCTGAACGAGCAGTTCTCCTCCGGCTGGTCGAGCGCCACCGGCTGGGAGTTCGTCGTCGGCCAGATGCTGCTGCGCGGTGATGGCGTGGTGTACGTGACGCGCAACCGTGCCGGGGTGGCGACCGGGTTGATCCCCTGGCCACGCGACAGGGTGATGATCCTCAAGCAGGAGAAGACCGGCCCACGGGAGCCGACACGCCTCCAGTACACGTTCCACGATGCGGACGGGTACTTCACCGTCGACCAGGACGATGTGCTCCATTTCCCCGGCTTCGGTTTCAACGGCGTGCACGGCTTGTCGGTGATCCAGTGGGGCGCGCGGAACGGCATCGGCATCGCCATCCAAGGTGACGAGCACGCCGGCAAGTTCTTTAGCGAGGGCGGCAAGCCCGAAGTGGCCATCCGAACGCCCAACAAGATGACCAAGGAGCAGCAGGACGATTTCCGCGATGCCTGGGTCAAGAAGTACGGCGGGGTGCAGGGCAACCGTCGCATTCCGCTGGTTCTGACCGAGGGGCTGGAGGTTCACGAGCTGACCATGTCGGCGGTCGACCAGCAGCTGCTGGAGTCCCGGCAGTGGCAGGTGATCGATGTGGCCCGCGCGTTCGGCGTCCCGCCGCACATGATCGGCGAGACCAGCAAGGCCACAAGCTGGGGAACCGGCATCGAGAGCATGGGCATCGGCTTCGTGAAGTACACGCTGGGCCCGCACCTGAAGCGGATCAAGGACGAGTTGAACCGCAAACTGTTCCGCACGCCGCGCTACTTCGTTGAGCACAACGTGGACATGTTCATGGCCGGCGACTCGAAGACGCAGGCCGAGTACTTCAGCAAGGCGTTGGGTGGCCCTGGCACCCAAGGCTGGATGGTCGTCAACGAAGTCCGCCGCCTCAAGAACCTGCCTCCCATCGAGGGCGGCGACAAGCTCTACCAACCGAAAGACCCCGCGCCACCGGCGAAGCCGGACAGCGACGACCCTGAAAGGAACCCTGAAGATGCCGATTCCTAAGTTGCTGCAGCTGGCCAAGAACAACGCCGGCCAGTCCAAGCCCATCCGGGCGGAGACCGAAGGCAAGGAGGCCACGATCTACCTGCACGGCGTCATCGGCGGGTGGTGGGGCGACATTGACGAGACGATGTTTGCCCAGGCTATGGCCGGCATCGACGCGGACGTGATCCATCTGCGCATCGATTCGCCCGGCGGTGACGTGTTTGCGGCCCGATCGATGATGACGGCCATCGCACAGCACAAGGCGACCGTGATCGCCCACGTGGATGGACTGGCGGCCTCGGCTGCCACCGGCATCTGCATGGCCTGCGATGAGGTTGAGATCAGCCAGGGCGCCGGTTTCATGATCCACAACGCCTGGACGGTCGCTATCGGCAACAAGGCCGATATGACCAAGACCGGTGAGCTGCTGGCCAAGATCGATACCGGGCTGGCCGGGGACTACACCCGTCGGACTGGCAAGGATGAAGCGCAGATTGTCCAGTGGATGGACGAAGAGACCTGGTTCACGGCCGACGAAGCCAAGGAACACGGTTTCGCTGATCGCGTGGTGGAGGTCGTCGGCAAGAAAAAGGCATCCAACACCTGGGATCTGTCCGCCTACGACAACGCACCTGCCGCACTGGCCAACCGTACCCCCGAACCCGACGACGGCGCCGCCGCCGCCGCCCACAAGGCCAACCTGTCGCGCCGTCTGGCGCTGCTGGAACGCTCCGCTGCGTAAGCGACTCCCGCCCGCAGTTCATCCCGACCGCCGAAAGGCGGTTTTTTTTCGACACGAGGAAATCACCAATGCCCTTCAACATTCAGGCCGAGCGGGAGCGCCGCACCGCGCTGGCAAAGGAAACCCGCAACCTGCTCGACACTAGCACCGGTGACGGCAACAAGTGGACGCCTGAGAACCAGGCCAAGTACGACAACAACATCGCCGAGATCGAGCGCATCGACGCGGCGATCGAGCGTCATCAGAAGGTCATGGACCTGACGGCCGACGAGGCACTGCGCGAACAGGGCGTGCGTGAGCACGACACTGCCAACCGCGGCGGCCGTGACCTCTCCAACGAGGAGCGCCTGTTCGACCGTTGGGCGCGTGGCGGTGACAGCGCCCTGAGCGCAGAGGACTGGAAGCAGGTCAACGCGGCCATGTCGGGCAACCCGGCCGTCAACCCGGAGCAGGGCGGCTACACCGTTCCGACCACGCTGGCCGAGCAGATCCTGGATGCCCTGAAGGCATTCGGCGGCATGCGCCAGGTGGCTGATGTGTTCAGCACTGCCGGCGGTGAGCCGATGCAGTACCCGACCAGCGATGGCACCTCCGAAGAGGGCGAACTGGTCGCTGAAAACCAGTCGGCGAACGACCAGGATGTGGCCTTCGGCACTAAGGGCCTGCAGGTGTACAAGTACAGCTCCAAGGTGGTGACCGTGCCGTGGGAGCTGCTGCAGGACAGCACGGCCGATATCGCCGGCTTCATCGAGAAGCGCCTGCAGACCCGCCTGGGCCGCGTCACCAACCGCCACTACTCTGTCGGCACCGGCGTGGGTCAGCCGATGGGCGCCTTTACTGCCGCGACGGTGGGCAAGATCGGCACTGTCTCGGCGCTGCCGATCGTCACCTACGACGACCTGGTTGACCTGGAGCACAGCGTCGATCCGGCGTATCGCCAGCTGGCCAAGTGGATGTTCCACGACGACATGCTGAAGCTGATCCGCAAGGTGAAGGACGACCAGGGCCGGCCGATCTTCGTGCCGGGTTACGAGCAGGGCAATCCGGGCGGTGCGCCGGATCGTCTGCTGAACCGCGATATCCAGATCAACCAGCACGCCCCGGCCCCGGCCGCAGGCGCAACCTCGATCGCGTTCGGCGACTTCAGCTACTACAAGATCCGCGACGTGATGGCCGTGACCCTGTTCCGCTTCGCCGACTCGGCCTATGTGAAGAGGGGCCAGGTGGGTTTCATGGCCTGGATGCGCTCCGGCGGCAACCTGGTCGACGTGGGCGGCGCGGTGAAGACCTTCAAGCACGGCGCCGCGGCTTAACCGCCTCGGCCCACGAACGCAGGGACGCCCCAGCGCGGGCGTCCCTCGGAGACGATCATGGCAAAGCAGAAGAACACCTCCGCGCAGGTGGCCAGCGGTCCGGCCGACGCGCAGGAAGCGCCCGCTGCGGTAGTGGACGCAGCGGCTGGCCAGCGCGAGCAGCCGGACGCCGAAAGCCCCGACGCTGGCGCGGCAGCAGCCGTCAGTGAGCCGGAGACGGACGAGGGCCACGACAGCCAGAGGCCCGAAACCGTGGAGGCGGACAACGACCTGCCGCCACCGGATGAAGAACCGGCTCCGCCGGATGGTGAAACCGTGCCGGCGCTGGTGCTCAGTAACAACCACCTCGGGAAGGTTGGCCAGGTGATCCAGGTCAACGCGGCACACGTTGAGGCGCTGCGCCTTGGCGGGCTGATCGACCCCCACCCCAATGCCATCAAGTCGGCCACGCCGGAGGAATGACCCATGCTGCGCACGTTGACCCCGGCGGCAGAGGAACCCGTGTCGCTGAGCGAAGCGAAGGCGCACCTGGTAGTTATCCACGATGCCGACGACGCGCTGATCGGCGCCTTCATCACCGCCGCGCGTGAGTCGGTGGAGCGCACCACGGGGTATGCGTTGGCAGCAGCGACCTATGAGTGGACCCCGGTCGGCGAGGGCCGCTCTCCGCTGCCGATTGAGCCGGCCGCGCTCGACAGCGAGCCGGGCGCCTATCCGGTCAAGTTCACGACGACACCTGGCCCGCTTCCGGGGCCGCTGCGCGCAGCCGTACTGCTGTTGCTGGGTGACCTGTACGCCAACCGCGAGGCGGTGGTGGCTGGCTCGCAGTTGGCCGAGAACCCGACCCTGGACCGGCTGATGTTTCCCTACCGACGGGTGCTGCCATGAGGCGGGCCGGCAAATACCGGCATCGCATCGAGCTGCAGGACTACGGCCCGGTGCGTGATCCGCTCGGAGGGGACGTGAAGCAATGGCGTAGATGGCGGGCTGACGTGCCGGCAGAGGTGGTTCCGCTCTCGGGTCGAGAGTTCACTGCGGCCTCGGCCGAGCATGGACAGGTGACTGCACGCATCGAGATCCCTTACCTGCCCGGGGTAGTGCCGACCATGCGTGTGGTGTTTGACGGGCAGATGTATGCGATTCGTGCGGTGCTGCCGGATGCGACAGCACGCGGGCATATCACGCTGATGGTCGATGCCGGGGTGTCCGATGGCTGAGCAGGTGAAGATCGACGGCCTGGACGGCCTCCTGCGTTCACTGCGGGAGGCACCCAAGACGATTCAAGGGCGAGCCGTGCAAGCCGGTATGCGCAAGGGTGGCAACGTCATCCGTGACGATGCTCGCCGCCGGGCCCCGAGAGCATCGGGGTTCATGGCCTCGCAGATCGTCACCCGCCGGGCCAACACCAAGAGCCGGCAGCGCGCAGGTGTAGGTCGAGACGGCGAGTACTTCACGGTAGGGGTTAAGACCGGTCGCCGCCGCAAGTACGCCAACACCAAGCGCAACCGGCGCCGCGGTCGCGTTGGGAAGGTCTATGAGGAGGCGGGCTGGGCCTATTACTGGCGCTTCAAGGAATTCGGCACCAGGAAGATGAGGGCCGAGCCGTTCCTCACGCCGGCAGGCGAGGCCAAGGGGCCGCAGGCGGCGCAGGTGATCATCAATGAAACCTGGGCGGCGCTCGACAAGCAGCTGAAGAAGGATGGCTGGCGATGATGGTTCCCCTGATCCAGTCCCTGCTGCAGGGTGATGCAGCGGTTCGGCATGTGCTGGGCGACCCGATCCGGTTGTGGCCTGGAACCGCGCCGCAGGATGCAGCACTGCCCTACGCGACGTGGGAGGTGGTCGGCGGATCGCCCACCGCGATGCTGTCCGATGCGCCGCCGGCCGACGGCTGGCGAGTCCGATTGACCGTGTGGGGCAAAGTCATGACGCAGGCCAACGGCGCGGCCGTCGCCATCCGCGACGCGATCGAGCGCGTGGGCAGCATCGAGTCTTACAACCCGACGCCTGACAGCGACGGCACGGACGCCTTTGGCATCTCCTTCGACGCCAGGCTCCTGCAACTGCGCTGAACCACACAACGGCAAACCACTGGCCCCGCAAGGGGCCTTTTTCATGCCCGGCGACGGGCGCAACACAAGGAAATCCCTATGGGACAGGTAATCAAGTCGAAGCACTCCCAGCTGTTCGTCGCCATCGGCGCGGCCGAGGTCATCAAGGTGACCCGCCTGCGTTCGGTCGGCTTCCCCGATGGCCAGGCATCGGAGATTGATATTTCCGACTACGACGACGACTGGGACCAGTTCGTCGCCGGCCGCAAGCAGACCGGCAGCACCAGCATCGAGATCATCTACGACAGCGTCGACCACGAGAAGCTGGAAGAGCTGCATGAGACCGGTGCCGTCGTGAACTGGCTGGTGACCGCGCCGCTGTCGGAAACCGAAGGCGTGGCCAAGCCGACCGCCGTTGCCGGCAAGATCACCCCGCCGGACACCGTACTGTCCAAGCAGTTCGACGGCTTCGTGCAGAACTTCGCGGTGACCAGCCAGGACAACGACGTCTGGAAGGCGACGATCACCATCCGCGGCTCCGGCGCCGTCACCACGCACCGCCCGACGCCGTAAGGCCGCGCCAACGGCGCCCACCCAGGCCCGCTCCGGCGGGCCATCTCTCTGACAGGGCGCGCGGATCCTCCGCGTGTTAGCCGTGCGCGGCCCGCCCGCCCTGTCGCCATTCAAGGAAACGGCCAATGAGCAAGACCAACGACACCCCCCAAACCCAGCCGCAGCAGCCCCTGAGCGTCCTGCAGTCGTTCACCAACCTGGGCATGTTCGCGTCCAAGGACGTGCATGCCGACACGATCACCCTGCCCAACGGAGCCAAGGCGCAGTTCCATGTCCGCGAGCTGCCGGATGCGGAGTTCCGCAAGCTGTGGGGTGAAGGCGACCGCGCCAAGCTGATCGCAGCGACCATCTGCGACGAGGACGGCAAGCCGGTCATGAACGTGACGCAGGCCGCCCAGCTCAAGCCGCTGGTGGCCGCTGAGCTGCAGCGCGTGGCAATGAAGCACTCCGGGTTCGGCGACGACGCCGCCCAGGCGCAGGCCGACGCGGGAAACGGCTAAGGCAGCGCGGCGAAGACTGGTTCTGGAAGGTCCTCGCCGGTCACCTGCACCGGACGGTGTCGGACTTGCGGGCGACCATGTCGCGCCGCGAGTTCCTGGAATGGTGGGAGTTCCACAAGCGGAACCCCATCGACCCCGTGAGCCTGCACATCAAGCCCGCTGCCTTCGCCGCGTATATCACCGCCTCGCACAGCCAGGGCGGGACAAAGCGCTCCTTTCAGCACTACCTCGACGCTCTCGTGCCACGGTCCTATGAGGACGAGGCGCAGGACTGGTTCGATGGACTGGGATGACCATGACCGACACTTTCGGGCGGTTCGCCGCCACGCCCATTGGCCCGGTACTCGCTGCGCGAGATGGCGGGCTTACCTTGGCCACCACTGGCGCCACCACGCTGGCCAGTCACGCGCGTTCCGACTTCAACCTTGATGCCGGGACGGTGGGCGTGGAGTTTGCCGTGTGGGGTGATGACGCCGTTGCAGCACTCGTAGGCTTCGCCACTGGCCCGGCAGCGCTGAACAAGGCGCTGGGTGCGGATCTCGCCAGCATCGGCTGGGACCTCGCCGCCGGGCGCCTGCTGCAGGCTGGAGGAGCGATCGCCACTGGCCTGCCGGCGGTGACCCACGGCGACATTGTCGGGCTGCAGGTCGTGTTCTCGACCCCTCGCCAGCTGCGGCTCTACCTCAACGGCGCGCAGATCCTGGTGCGCGAGCTGCAGCTGTCTGGGCCGCTGTTCTTCGCCGCGTCACTGGCCGCAACCAAGGCGGGCGGGCTGTGCCTCGCGGTCAACGCAGGGCAGTGGGGGCCGCGAAGCGAGGCGGCGGCCGCTGGCTGGCGGTTGCCCGCTGCATCCGTCAGCCCGACCCGGCTGGCCGACGTGGGCTGGCTGTCTGCGCCCGGCGATAGCCCGGCGAACGTTCGCTACGAGGGGTTGGTGGCCGAGGGCGTCAACCTGATCCAGGAGCTGGCGTTCTGGCCGTGGGGCGGTGACCCGGTGTCCCAGGCCGCGGCCGCCGAGTGCGTCGTGGTCGATGCGGAAGGTTTGCTGGACGGGATGGCGGGCACTGGTGCCTCTGGCAGCTCGGTGCAGATCCTGCTGGCGCCCGAAAACGGGATGCGGGCCGACGCGGTCCCGGCCTTCCGTTGCGCGATCGAGCAGATCGAGATCAACGACGACGGCACCAAGACCCTGCACCTGCGCGACGCACACGACTACCTGGACGAGACGATCAACCGCGGAGTTTTCCTGCCGAACGTCCCGTCGCTGGCCTGGAAGCCGCAGCCGGTAGTAATCGGGGCAGCGGCCAGCGTCCCGGCAATGGGCGCCAACTCGGATGCGACTTCAATGTTCGTGGCCGACAGCCGGGTCTACATCGATGCGGTGATGGATCGCGGTGACCTGATGGAGGACGGCACCTACAGCGAGGCTCCGGATGGGCAGCAGCTGCTGATGAAGTCGCCGCCGGTAACGCCGGTGGTGGCGGACGCCTCCAGCATCGGAACGGGCATGCTGCCGGCGCGGTTGGAGCAGGCGGTGGGGGACGTGATGGCCCGGTTGGGCCGAGCGGCGTGGTCGGCCAGCGACTGTGCGGATATCGACCACGCCACGGGGTATATGGGCATCGGCTACTACGCAGGAACAGCCATGACCGGCCGCGCTGCGCTGAATGCGCTACTACCCAGCTACGGCGCCGGCTGCTATCAGGATCCATCTGGGGTGCTGCGCTTCGTCCGCGTGACCGCGCCCGAGGATCATGCCGGCGCGTTCGCCTTCGATCTGTCGGAGGATGATCTGGCCGCTGACCTGGTCATGGTGCCCGATGATGCTCCGAACCTGACTCGACGCATGGCCTACCGCCCCAACGGCCAAGCGCTGGGCGCGTCAGACCTGGTCACCGACGTTGTCGACGTGCCGCAGTCCAGGCGCGACGAACTGACCGGCCTTTACCGGGGGCAGGTCTATGGCGCTGGTCCGCTGCACGCCCACTACCAGCGGGCAGAGGCGGCTGACCCGGTGATCTCGTTGTTCTGGCATGCGGCCGACGCGCAACAGGAGATTGATCGCGTCCTGGGCCTGTACCGGGTGCAGCGCCACTTCTACCAGCTGGCGGTGCGTGGTGATCAGGACTTGGCGCCCCTGCCGGGACAGATCGGCCGGATCACCTACGGACGTTACGGCCTCGACGACGGCAAGCCGGTGCTGGTGCGCCGTGTAGAGCGCAACCCTGCCACGGGGGACGTGGTGCTGACGTTGTGGGGATGATGACGTGTTGATTGGATATGGCATGCCGGCAGTCGCGACGGTGACCCTCACCGGTGGCACGTGGTTGAGTGCGGACCAGGGCTCGGCGCTCTTCGACGGAAAGCCTGGCAGGGCGTCGCGCATCCGCCGCACCAGCTCGCTGGCGATCACGATTACCCTGGCCGAGGCTGTTGTGCCGGGGATCATCGCGATTCTCGGCCTCAATGTTCCGCCCGGCGTCCAGGTGAGCGCGGCCGGAGCCACTGGGACCACCGTGCGTCTGCCTGACGGCAGCGTCTGCGCCTGGCTGTTCCCCCAGGCTGCGGCGTTGGTCTCGACGGTGTCCGTGGAGATTGGCACCACCGCGACGAACGTGGATGTGGGTGAAATTGCGATCTTCCAAGCGGTCGACGTGGGGATTAGCGACGGGTGGGCTGTGGCCGTGATCGACACGAGCGCCCACACGCGAACGAAGGGAGGCCAGGTCAACACTGTGCCGGGGCCGTTGTATCGGAGGCTGACCTGCACGCTGTCCGGCCGGTCCACGCCGGTTGTGCGCGGGAACGGCCTCGGAGGGATGGACTGGGAAACGATCGGGGCCGCATTGGCGGGCCGTCGTCGTTCGTGTGTTGTGCCCCAGTACCGGGATATGAGCACAAAGGCGTTCGATCCGGCTTTGGCGGCACGGTCCGCCCTCTACGGTTTCCCGACACAGCTGCCGTCTGCAGACAACATCAGCCGGCAGTACTTCACGGGGTACATGGAGTTTGAGGAGGTGCCAGCCTGACCTCTGTCTGGAACGATGGCATCATCCCCCTCGTTATCACAATCGAGGGGAAGCGATGTACATCGTGCTGGCCGTTCTTGGAATGTTGGCAGCGATAGCCGGACTGCTAATGCTCACCCAGGGGACCATGGGAGTCGGTGCTATTGCATTCGGCGTCTTCTTAGTTGCACTGGCCCGCGTGATTCAGGCAGAACGCCATCATTCGAAGGCAATGGGTGAATAGCCGATCAATCGGCACCCAATCAAAAGCCCCGCCTTGTGCGGGGCTTTCTCGTTTCTGGAGCCGATATGTCTCTCTACACCCTCACCGTTGATTTGCTGATGAAGACGGGTTCTTTCGTAAAGGACGCCGGAAAGGCAGAGCGTCAGTTCTCGCAGTCTATGGATCGGATGCAGGCTGTCGCCAGAAAGGCAGGGACTGCCATCGGCCTTGCGATATCTTCGGGCCTGACAAGTACCACCGCTACGGCCGTTGCTTGGTCCCGCCAAGTGGCGGAACTGAGCATCCAGTACGATCGTCTGGCCACCCTGTCTGGCACCAGCTCAGAATCGTTTCAGCGAATGGCTGCGGGGGCGAACGTAGTTGGGATCAGCCACGAGAAGCTAGCTGATATTTTGAAGGACGTGCAGGACAAGATCGGCGACTACGTTCAGACGGGCGGCGGCGCCATGAAGGACTTCTTCGACAACATCGCCAAGAGGACCGGCGTAACCGCTGAGCAGATGCGGAAGTTGTCTGGCCCCGACGCGCTTGGACTCTACTTCAAGAGCCTTGAGAGAGCGAATCTCTCTCAATCCGAGCTGACCTTCTACATGGAGGCCATTGCCAGCGACTCGTCCATGTTGATACCGCTCCTCCGTAACAATAGTGCCGGCTTCAGACAATGGGGTGAGGCTGCGGAGGCGGCGGGTGCGATCATCGACAGTAAAACTACGAAGGCAACGAATCGCCTGCGTGAGATCACACAACAGGCGGATCTGGCGATGATGGGGCTGAAGGTCAGCGTGGCGGAAGAATTGCTGCCAACGCTGAACAACCTGACGGAGTTCATGGCGTCACAGCAAACGCGAAACGCCTTCGCCACTGTGACCAAGTGGGCCGCAGAATTAGCTGGTCAGATGGCAGAAGGCGCGGTTCAAATTGTCAATCTGATTTCGAAGTACGCGGAGCTGCAGGCTTTAGAAGGGGCCGGCCCGACGGCATTGAGCGGCGCGACCGAAGACGCACTGAATGAGCAGATGGGTGACCTCTTCGCGCGGCGGCGCCTGCTGCTTTCGGTTGAAGCACCCTCGCCTGAGAGGGACAAAGAGGCCGAGCGGCTACTGGCCGAGCGTTTGCGGATCCAGCGCGAGTTGACGCGCCGCTATGGACCGCAGGTGACATTGCTCGAGAACGGGCAGAGGATGCCGGACTCGGCCCTAAAATCAGATCGAGTTGGCTATCGTTCGACCGGGAACATCGACAAGGGCGCACGGGACAAGGCAGACGCGGATGCAAAGCGTCGCGCAGACGAGATTGCCCGATACCACCGCCAGGCAGAGGAAGCTGCTGGGGCCATGGAGGGCCCATTGGCCGAGGCCATGGGTAAGCACCTCGGCAACATGTCCGAGTACAACAGCCTGCTGGCCAGAGGAAACATCGCGCAAGCCGATGCCAATGTGCTGATGGCCCAAAGCGCGATTGAGTACTCCAAGGTCGCGGCGGAGGTGGAGAAGGCTCTGTCAAGCCCGGAGTCGCTGGTGGCGACGATGGAAGCTGAAGTCGCAATGCTTGGAAAGGTCGGGCGTGCACGGGAACTGTCGCGGCGACAAATGATCAACGAGCGCGATATGCGCCAGGAGTTGCAGAAAGCCGTCGAGGCGGCAGGTAGCAAGGAGGAGCTTGCAAGGAGGAAGGGCGTAGCCTCCTACGAGGCTTACGAGCAATCCATGCTCGCCGCGGCTCGTGCGTCGGCCGATCTGTCTGTGCGAGTGGAGGAAGCTGCTGCCAATGTAGAGGCGTGGGCCAACGTGCTGGTGTACGGCGTTGGAGACGCCGCTGACGCGATGGCCGACTTTGTCGCGGGGGGCATGCGCGACTTCGACAACTTGTGGGACGAGCTGAAGGACGCCGCCAAGCGCGGCCTGCGCGATCTCGCCCGCGAGTTCCTGCAGCAGAAGCTGGTGATCCCGATCCAGACGCAGATCCTCAACGGGATGAACGGGCAGGGCGGTGGCTTGAACCTGCAGAGTCTGATGGGGTTGTTCGGCGGCAATGGCTCTGCGGCCGGCGGCCAGAACGTGAGCACGGTGGCCGGGCTGCTTTCCAAGGGCCAGGGCATGTTCGGGTTCGGCCGTTCCGCCGGGGCCGCAGCGGGAACCCTGACAGGCTTCGGCGACGTGACCAGCATGGCCGGGATGACCGGTTCCAGCTTCTCCGGGTTGATCGGTGGTGGCAGTGCAGGAGCCGGCGCAGGTGCGGCGGGTGCAGGCGCTGCTGGCTCGGCAGCGGCGGCGGTCCCCATCATCGGCTGGATTGTCGCCGGCATGATGAAGAACGCCCAGTTGTTCGACCAGGGCTGGAACATCGCCAATGGTGAGAGCTGGGCCGGCAAAATCGCCACCGCCGGGGCTGTCGGCTTGGCCGACAAGGGGTTCCGCGCCTTGGGCTTCAACGACAAAGTCGCGTCGATCCTGTCCGGCTCCAGCATCCACGCGAAGCTGTTCGGTCGGCAGGCTCCCAAGGTCACCGGGCAGGGCATCACGGGTAGCTATGGCTTCGGCGGATTCGATGGTCAGAGCTATGCCGATATCAAGGCCAAGGGCGGTCTGTTCCGCAGCGACAAGAAGTGGACGCAGTTCGGCGCGCTCGACCCCGGCATCGATCGCACGTTCGATATGGCCGCGCGCCAGGTCCGGGGTGCTGCAACCGATCTGGCCAAGCAGTTGGGTATGGATCTGACCCAGAAGCTCGGCAGCGTTAAGGTGGACCTGGGGAAGCTCCAGTTGTCGGCCGACTCCACTGAGGCCAAGGCGCAGCTGGAGGCATACCTCAGCGACATGACCAATCGGTTGTACACCGAGGCGGTCAAGGCGGCGGGGTTCGGTGGCCAACTCGACGGCTACTTCGAGGCGTCGGATGTGTTCACCGCGCTGAGTGCGTCGATCGCGCTGGCCGTTGGCAACGCCGATGAGTTGGGCCGGGCGCTTAACGGCCTGGAGGTCGACAAGGTCAACAAGGCGGTCGACTACTTCCAGGATCTGGCCGCCGTTGCCGGCACGGACCTGGCCACCCAGGTGCAGAAGGTGACCGGGCTGCTCGGCAACTACGCCAGCCTCATGGCCGACGTGAGCACTCAGCTGATGACGGCCAACCTGACGCAGTACCAGTCGCAGGCACTGTCGATCGAGCGCACGTATCGCCAGCAGGTGAAGTCGGCGAACGACTACGCCAAGGCGCTCGGCTTGTCTGGCGCTCGGGCGGAGGACCTGGCCAAGATCGAGGCGCTGCGTGCCACCAACATGGGCAAGCTGCAGGCGCAGATCGACAAGGACAAGAAGGCCATGCAGTACGGCCTGTCGATCAGTGACCTGTCGCCGCTGACGGACCAGGAGAAGCTGGGCGAAGCGATGAAGGAGCTGGAGCGGGCGGTGTCCGGTGGCGACACCAGCACCGCGCAGGCGGCCGCTCAGGCCGCACTGGGCTTCGGACGGAACCTGTACGCCAGCGGGCAGGACTACAACAGCCTGTATGGCCGGGTCACCGGCCTCATCGATGGCATGAAGGTCGGAGATCTCAATCAGCCTGACGGAACCAGCATGGGTGCGCTGGCCGACGCCATCGAGGCGCTGCCGGACAACTTCAGCCGGGCCGTGTTCGACCTGGTCGTGAACAACGACGCTCAGACGCAAACCACCGCCGCCATTCAGCAGAGCAACGCTCTGCTCGCCGAACAGAACCAGCTGCTACGCCAGCTCGTGTCTACCACTACCCAGGGCGTACGCAACGCCAGCAGTTCAGCGCTGCGCGAAGCACTCAACGCGAGGTAATCAGCAATGCAAGCAAGGAAACTCACGCTGGTAGAAATCGGCGTGGGCGGGCTGCCGTCCGCGTCTCCGGTTGCACCGCGCTTTTCCACGTGGTTCCCGGTGCCCTTCAAGGCGCCGGACGTGCCGCCGGCGAACGGGGTCAATCCCACGCCGGTAGCCGACGGCGTCGTGCTCGAATGGGACGCCGTTGATCTGGATGGTGTGATCTACGTCATCTCGCGCAGCGAGAGCCAGGACGGCCCCTGGACGGAGATCCACCGCACCACCGAGACGCGGTACGTCTACAGCGACGGCAGCGGCAAGACGTGGTGGTTCCAGATCACCCCGACCGTACGCGGCAAGACAGGCACCGGAACCGTAGTGGGCGTTGTTCCGCCGACTACGTCCAAGGACTTGGCCGAACAGCAGGCCAAGCTGGCGGCGGAGATCAGTGCCCGCATCCAAGCGATCGCAGACGAAGCGGCTGCTCGAGCTGCCGGCCTGGCGCAGGCCGCACAGGACTTGGTCGCCGAGGCGCTGCTGCGGCAGCAGGGCGTGACTGAAGCCATGCAGGCGATCAGTGCCGAGGCCCAGGCGCGGATTGATGCGCTCCTGAACGAGAAGATGGCGCGCGAGGCGGCGATCAGCCGCGAGGAGCAGCTGCGGCAGAGCGCCGATGAATCGTTGGCGCGCGCGGTGTCGGAGGTCGCGGCCGGCAGCGGGACGCAGTTCGACAGCATCAAGCTCTGGCCGTTCAACCAGACCATTGAAGGGTGGACGGGCAACGGCGCGCCAACCCTCGTGGATGGCTGGCTGCGGCCCGCCAACCACGCCACCGCGCCCTGGGTGCAGTCGCCGGTGGCCTTGGCCGTAGACGGCAGCACATACCGCTTCGTGAAGCTGCGCGTGAAGCGCGTTGGCTCGCCGACGTGGAACGGATTCCTCCAGTGGATCACCACCACGGACCAGGCATGGAACACGCAGAAGCGTGTGGCCATCCCGGAACCGTCGTGGGACGTGAACGGCGTGGCGACCGTCGACGTGCAGGACATTGCGTGGTGGCCGGCCACGGTGGATGCGATTCGCCTGCAGCTGGGGGCGGCGCAGACCGTCGCCAACTACTACCTGATCGACTACATCGCCGTCGGTCGTCCGCAGCCCGGCGCGTCGGTGGCGTTGGTACAGGAAGAAACCCAGGCGCGTATCACCGCAGATGCCGCTGAAGCTCTCCAGCGCAACACGCTGGCCGTTCAGATGCGTGGCAACTACACCGGAACGGATCCGCTGCAGCTGACTGCAGGGCTGGCCTACGAGGAGCTGAAGGCCCGTGTGGCTGCGGACTCGGCGCAGGTGCAGCGCATCAGCACGATGGAGGCCCGCATGCCGGCCGGTGCCGGTTCGCTGGCAACTGCTGCATCGGTCACGGCGCTGCAGGAGGCGGCCGCCACCACCACGAGCGCGCTGGCTCAGTCGATCACGACGATCAACGCCGCTTTGCCGGCGATGATTACGCAGGGCAGCAACATGGTCCTGAATGGCTCGTGGCAGTCCGGCAAGGACGTGGGTTGGACCTACGACCCGGGCGCAACCGGCACCAGCTGGCCGGCCACGGAGGGCCGTGCCGGTGGCATGTGTGTGCGCTTCGATCCGGGGGCCATCCGGCAGAAGGTTGCGTATGCAAATGGTCGAACCGCGATGCCGACGAGCCCCGGCAAGAAGTATCGCTATAGCTGCTGGTATCGCAGTACCCCGGACTTCAATGGCACGCCGGGCAACAGCAAGATGCGACTGTCGAATCAGAGCGGTGAGCTGCTCGCGGGGGGAACGTTCTTCGTCGCGGACAAAGCTGCCTGGACCTACCTCAGTGCCGTGTACGCGATCCCGGACAACACGTCGATCACCGGGCTGCAGCTGGGCATCTATGCCGACAACACTGCCGGTACGTTGTGGGTTGACGATGTTGTGCTGGAGGAAGTGACCGAGCTGCTGGCGAATGCCCAGGCGATTTCGGACCTCAGCACGAAGGTGACGCAGCAGGGCGACACGCTCACCTCCCAGGCAGGGCAGCTGACTTCGCTTCGCAGCGACCTGACCAACGTTTCCGGCAAGACGGACGCCAACGCATCGGCGTTGCAGAACCTGACCACCCGGGTGACTACCGCCGAGGGCAAGATCGATTCCACCTCGACCAGCATCACCAAGCTGCAGAGTGACCTGTCTGCGTCGATCCTCAGCGGCGCTAACCTGATTCAGGACGGAAGCTTTGAGACGCGTAAGACGGGTGACGCCTACGGCATAGGACGCATCACGGACACGTTCGCGCGTTCCGGGACCAAGGCTCTAAGCCTGACCGCGACGGGCGCGATCCGCGACGTGTCCCTGATCGAGTTCCGTACGAACGGCAGCCGTGTGTTCTACGCGGAAGTCTGGGTCCGCAACGATCCTGCGAACCCACTGACCACCGGATCGGGTGACGGCACCGTCGGACTGCAGGCTACCGTGCGCCGCAACAATGGCACGGTGGCCTATCCGAACGTCCAGGTTATTCCTGCAAAGAACGTCGGGTCGGAATGGACCAAGCTATCTGGGTATGTGCCCGTGGGGGACGACGTTTGGAGCTTCATCGTCCGCGCCACAATCCGCGGCGGGGTGACCAGCGGCGACGTGATCTACGACGACGCGTTCGTCATTGATGTAACCGACGCGTACACCGCCCAGCAGGGGGTCAACGCCACTGCCGATGCCGTGACCAGCCTGACCACCCGTGTTACGGGCGCAGAGAACAAGGCTGCGGCGCAGGCGGAGCAGCTGACTGTCCTGTCCAGCACGCTCAATGCATCCTTCAACCGAGGCGAAAACCTCAACGTCAACGCGATGTTCGACGGTGACATGGCGCCGTTCGTCAAGGGGAACAGCAATCAGCAGAACGGTGATGTTACCTGGGTCTCTGGTGGCGGCCAGCAGGGCAGCGCAATTCAAATGGTGCACAAGGCAGGTGCAGCCGGTTCGCCGTTCGTTTACGCCAACGGCGGTCGCTGGGTTCCACTGAAGACGGGGCGCACCGGTCGCAAGCTGCGCACGGTGATCGTCGCCAAGGTTGTGGCCGGTGGTGCAACGCTGACCGCGCGCTGCCGGGCTCGGGATACCACAGGCGAGGGCAACAACGACCAGACCACACCGAACCTCACGAGTTCCTGGCAGCGTTTTGTGCTGGAGCACCCAGTGGGCGACGCCCGCACAGAGGCAATGAGCCAGGTGTGGATCACCAACCGCGGAACTGGCGACGCAACGGTCCTTGTCGATCGCATCGAGTTCTACGACGTGACCGACGAGCTGCTGATCAGCGCCAACGCATCAGCAACGGCAGGGCTGATCACGGCGGTGAACCAGCAGGGCAGCAAGCTGGACGCAACTGCGCAGGACTTGGTGAGCCTGAAAACGCAGGTAGGCAACGTCAACGCTACCGCGTTCAATCAGATGCAGAGCACGGTGCAGCAGCACGAGGACAAGATCACTGCTAACGCTTCGGCCATCCAGAGCGTGCAAGCGGGCCTTGGCGGGAAGGCTGATGCCGCGGTTGTGCAGGACATGCAGGCGACTGTGCGCAATTTGGGTGGCCAGAGTAACCTGATTCCTAACAGCACCTTCCCGGGGTGGAGTCCTTCCGGCTGGGCATGGCTGTCCAACGGCTACCACTGGCATGATCTTGGTAATCCGACCGGTGGCAGCGATTGGAATCCACCGGGTGTCTTCGGGCTGGGATCCGTCAGTGGCGAGACAATTCCCAATAACGCAGGCGATTACTTCTCCACCAACACTGACATAGCAGTGGAGGCAGGTAAAACTTACTGCGTATCTGCATACGTGGCATGCCACCGTTCCAAGGTGTACCTGTACGTCGAGTTCCTCAGCCAGACGGGGGGAATCTTGTCTCAAATTGGCTGCCCGGAAGTAGTAAGCCACCAACCGAGCCCGGTTACCTTGGATAGCCTGCGTCGAGTGTTCGGTATCGGCAAGGCCCCTCCCGGGGCTGTCAAAGCTCGCTTAGTCGGCCTCGTGCGAGGCACTGGGGAAGCAAACCCGTACTGGTGGATTTTCCGACCGATGCTTTCTCAGGTTGAAGAGGGTGCCACGCAGCCGCCCCCGTGGTCTTCCGGTGGTATGGAATCGAGTACCGAGTGGTCGGTGGACATGCGGGCGGACGGGTATATCGCGGGCGTTAAGTTGGGTATCCGCAATCAGACTAGCGAGTTCAATATCCTCGCCGACAAGCTCCGCGTCTCGTCTCCTTCGGGTGGCCAGCGCACGGAGTACAGCGACGGGAACTGGCGCACCTACTACCCGAACGGGCAGCTGGCCACGCGCATGGGCTGGTGGCAGTAGCAAAGTGCGGGAGGCGCCAACGCCCTCCCGCCAATTATTAGGGAGCATCGCATGCCTGGGGGCATCCAGACCTTCAATCTCGACGGGTCGCTGGAGATCGACTACACGACCCGCTTGGGGCTTTTCATCGGCACGATTCAGACCGACTCCGTGCACGGCAATTCGACGTGGGTGGGGCCGCTGCCACCTGGGGATTTCCTCTTCTACGTGGTGCCTCCGCCTGCGCAGCCTGGCCGCACGCCAACCATTTGGTACTCAGACGGCCGGATCTATTGGGGCACGGATGTGGATGCCAATGGGCAGCCCGTCTTTGCCTTGGTCCCGGCAACTGTTCTCTACGGGGTGCATTGAAATGCTAGTAGGAGGGTTTGAGGCATATACCCCGTCCGGGACGGTGCAGGTCCGAAGCGATCTGCTCAACTTCCATCTGCGCCACAAGTTCGATATCAACGAAGCTGGCGCAGTTGCCTACCAGGTGTCGGGGATCGTGGTAACCCGGTACGTCACGCGTGACTTCCAGGCCAAGAGTCCAGTGGTCGCGGTCACGGGTCCGAACAATAACTTCGGGCTCAGCGTGATTCTGACCAATATCGGCGGCAACAACTGGCGAGTGTCGGCCTACACGGGCTCATCGTTTGTGTTCGGCACGGTGTGGGTATACGACTCGGTTGTGACTGGAATACCGGGCAAGGAAGGAATCGAGGTGTACCGAGAGCACACCGGCGAGTTGGCCTTCGCTTCCTGGGCGAAGCCACTTCGCATCGTAGGCGTGACAACTGCCCCGTTCGGGGCGGCAGAGGGGGCCTACATGCAGGTCCCGGCTGGTCGGCGCTACGCTGTGATCTCGTCTCGTTCGTGCCAGCGGATCGAGCGTGGTGTGGGGTTCCGGTTGACCGGGCCGCAGGGGGATGGAACGGGCGCAGCGGGGTCGGGACGCTTTTACTATGCCGGGGCGACTGCCCTGATCCCGCAGTCCGACAACGCCACACAGTTCAGTGCATCCGGCCACTTCGTGCTGATCGACGTGACCGGCCATTGAACTTCGTACAGGCAGCGAACAGCCGGAGGTTCTGTCGTGCTTCGGTCAAGGCTATGCCACGGGTTGTAGTAGATCCTCGCGGTTGTTCCGCGGCGTGTTCACCGCCCGGGTCACCCGATAGGCTTCCATCGCCGGCGGCTCGCTGGCCAGCAGCATCGCCATCGCATCGTCCGGACTAGCGGCCATCCACTCATCGATCTGGCCGGCATGCAGCCACACCGGCATGCGGTCGTGAATGTCGGCCGAGACGCCGCTGCTGTCGCCGGTGATGATGGTGAAGGTGCCCAGGTTGCCCTCGAGCAGCAGGGGGCTGGCGTCCTCCCACAGGCCAGCGGCCAGCAGCGGCCCGGTGGCATGGATGAACCAGGGATCCTTCTTCTCGTCGATCGGGCTCACCGACCACTCGTAGTAGCCGGCCATGGGGATAACGCAGCGGCGCTTCTTGAAGGCCGACCGGAACGCCGGCTTGGTGGCCACCGTCTCGATCCGGGCGTTGATGGTCGAGCCCTGCAGGCCCTTGGCCTTGGCCCAGAACGGCAGCAGGCCCCACGCAAGGCGGGTGACCTGCCGGCCTTCGCCGCGATCCAGGATCACCGAGGCGCGCTGCGTCGGCGCCAGGTTGTAGCTGGGCTGGATCTCGGCCAGGCCGGGCGCGAGGTCAGCCAGCCCCGGCTGGCCGAAGTCGACAACGGGCAGCTGGACGAATCGGCCGCACATGGCAAGTCAGGCCGGCATCGCTTGGGGTAGCGTGTGCCCCAGCACGTGGTCGCACTCAACCAGGCGAGCATTGCTGACGGCTTGACGCTCGCCGCATCCGGCGCACGCGAGTAGCGTGCCGCCTGGCATGGTCTCCAGCTGCGGCGCCTTGGAATGGGTGATGTGCTTGCAGTGGTTGCAACGGACGCTGATTGCGCTGACTCGGTGGAGGTTGCCATCGCGGTCGCGTACTGCATCAAGATCGAGAACGTAGAAAAGGCCTGTATCGGGCATTGCGGTGTACCAAGAATTTTTTGGGGATGCTGCCCTGATCGCTGCCTCCGTCTTGTGATGAAGGTCCGCATTCAGCATCACGCTTTCCTGAATTGTTGTGCAAGTTGTCGCCACCTCACGTAAACGTTCTCACGCGTCTGTTAGGGTCGTGCCTCATCAAGGAGATGCGCAATGCCCATCAGGGCGGTTGTATACGTGAGCAGTGCTGGTGGGGAGATCGCCGGCGACAAGCTGGGCCTGTCCAACGGAAAGTTGGATCAGATTGTGGACGACGCGGCCCGGTTCAACCGTAATGCTGGGGTTACGGGGGGGCTCCTCTTCGATGGCGAACGCTTCCTCCAGTACCTGGAGGGGCCAGAGGATGGGCTATCAGTGGCCTATTCGAGATTGCTGGGCGCTAGCAGCCACAACGAGATCGTAGAGCTGCAGAGGGGCAGGGTGGGGCAACGCCGCTTGCCGTTCTGGCCAATGAAGTGGCTTCCAGTCGAACCAGCGGAACTGAAACGGTTGGCTCAAGCGGACTGGACCAGGTTCAACCAGCGCGGCGATCCGGATGATGCCAATCCTACGGCCATGGACCTCTTGGCCGCGTTGGTCGAACCGTACGCTATTGCCGCGTAGTTGGTGCCAAGTGGGCTCCATGGCGCTAGCATGGCCCTAGAGCCCCTGACCGAGATGGCCGGACTGGATCATGGAAGAATCGCCGAAGCGGCAGAAGAAGCCCAGCCGCAAAGACGGGTTCCCTTGGAAGAGCACCATTGCCGTCGTGGTTATCCTAGGCATTGTTCTTGCCGTATTTGAAATGGGACGAGTCGAACGCGCGTACCGCGCGCAAGCCAACCGGCAGGCCCTTGAAGCCATGCACGCTGTGCTTCAGCAGGAAGAGATCGTTGGCCGTCCGGCTGCGGACACCATCCCTGCAAGCGATACAGATCAGGACGAGCACGAAGCCGTGGGCTCCCCGACCGAACGGAAATGAAGCGTGGGCGGGTCCGGTCGAGCGCGCGTGAGCAGCGCCGCGCCGGCACCAGCCGAGTGAAGATCAGGCGCGGGAGTCGCCGATCTGTTCGGTCAGAACTGTCAGTGATTGCTCGAAGGCGGCTGCAAAGAGCTCGCCGCCATCCTCTTTGTGCCTCGCAGCGATGCTGGGTAGTAGCTGGAGCCACGCATCGTTTAGGCGCTCGGGAGCAGGATGGGTCAACACCGAAATCCGCAGCGCGTACTCTATGGCTTTCAGATAGCCGCGGTGGACTTCTATCGCAACTTCGCAGGAATGTACACGCTCCAGCAGGTCGGAGATGGCATCGTTCATTTTGGGTCCTCAATATTGAGCGGATCGTCAGGCGTAGGATCGAACTGCGCCAGCAGTCGTTCGCGACGGCACTGGTCAAGCCAGTGGTGCCAGATCTCCATTTCATCCATTAGTCCTGTGGCGCCGCAAGCTGGGCACGTGAGCGTGGTGCCCTTCGGATCCGTGTGAAAGCCTGCGTCCTTAGCCATTGAGGACCTCAGTCCACAGTTCTTACAGGTTGATCGCACCTGCTCCAAGCGGATGATCGCGCCATTGAGCGCAAGCAGGGGAAGGATCGAATGGATCCTGAAGGCGTTGGGAGGGTGCATGGCCGTGCCGTTTGAGGGCTGGACACGGGAGCAAAGGATTCTGCACCGGAGAAGAGCCGCGAGACCGCAGTGTGCGCCCCTCAGAGTGAACCCTTCATCACAGCAAGCTGAAGCGTCGACCGTCATCGCAGGATCTGCGACGGCCGGTCGTATCCTTCCGGCCATGTATTCCTCCCACAGCTTCCGCACTGCCTCGATTCCCTCTGGCTGGGTCCAGACCGGTGAGCGCTGGGCGCTCTGGTACAACGGCCGGGAGACGGCCAGCGTCACGCCAGATGGCGGTCCTGGGGTCCGGCTATGGATGGAAGGCCAGAAGATGTGGCAGGTGAAGGAAGTGCGCGCCGCCAACGTCCGGCAGGCGAAGCGCTACGCCGAGCGCTGGTGCGCGGCCAGGCTGTACCCCGACCTGCCCCTGCGCCAGGCGGTTGCCCGGCTGACCGACAGCACCCCGATCCAGCCCGAGCCCCCGCTGCCTGGCCTGCCGCCGACCCGTGAGCAGCAGCAACAGGCCCGGCGCCTAGCCGAGGCCGGGCGGTTGGAACTGGCGCGGATCAAGGAAGCGCTGGAACCGCGCCGAGCGCCGAAGGAGACCAAGCCCAGGGCGAGGGATCCCATGAAGGCGTGGGTCAGGGCAGGTAGAGAGCAGCTGTCCCGCGCTCGAATCTGATCCCCCGTTCAGGGGAGGCGGTAGACGCAAACTGCTTGCCACACTTGCCCTTTCACCAGAGAGAGCAATGATGAGCGCTACCAATCGGAAGACCACCAGCTTCGGAGTGCCGTGGGAGTCGACCTACGGGTACGTACAGGCCGTCCGCGTCAACAACACGATCTTCGTGTCCGGCCAGCTCTCGCACACGCCGCAGGGGGAGCTGGTCGCGCCGGCGGAGCTGGGGGCTGACGGCAAGCCCGCCAACTTGGACACCATGGAAGCCCAGATGAGGCGCACCTATGAGAACGCCCAGGTGCTGCTGACGGAGTTGGGTGGGTCGCTTGCGGACGTGGTTGAGGAAACGCTGTTCGTCATCGACGTGCCGGCGGCCTTCGCGGCAAGTGGCAAGGTCCGGCCGGCCGTGTATGGCCAGCCGGTGCCGCAGGTGGCCAGCAACCTGATTGGAGTCTCGGCGCTGGCTTTCCCCGAGCAGCTGATCGAGATTGCCTTCCGGGCGGAAGTGCAGAACTGAAGACGTGAGCGGGTGGGGCGGGTGTGCGCCCCATCCGCCAAGTCCGCGCCGTAGGCAGCGGACGGAGCGCGGGCCGCTGGGTGCGCCGAACGCCGGAGGAGACCCTGCCCAAGGCCAGGGATCCCGTGAGGGGCGTAGATCAGGGCGGGGCCCGCGCACCTCCGAGCGCTCGTGCGCGGTCAGGCATCACCTCCATCTGCCCCTGCGCGGGGCTTTTACCAGCCTGATTGACTGCACCCCGGATCCAGTCATTTCCGTCACTGCGCGGTCTACCGTCCAGCGGCTAACAGCAGTAGGTTCGGCGCTTGCCTGGAGCTGGAACGAAGGAGTCGGAGCGGTTTAGGGAAGAGCTGGAGCCGTACCGGCAGCCTCTCGAGCAGAAATCCATTACCCAGGATCCCATGATGGAAGGGCTTGGGCGGAGCAGCTGAGCTACGGGAGCTGAAATTTCGTGAAACTTCGCTCGGCGCCAATTTCAGAATCCAATTCTGGTAAAGTTATTGTGCGTGGAAGCTCTGCTTCTATCGAAGTTGTGATTGAATTTGAAGTATGAAGTCTCGAAAAGTCTCTAAACATGGTCGCCAAGGGGGGCGAGTGAAGAAGATCGCTTTGTTCAATCACAAGGGAGGGGTAGGTAAGACCACTCTGACTGTCAACATTGCTGATGCCCTTGCGGGGATTGGGAAGCGAGTCTTGCTTGTTGACGCCGATCCGCAGTGTAACCTCACTGCTTTCTACATTCGCGAAGACGAGCTGGAGCAGCTGCTGGGGGAGTCGGATGAGGAAGATTCCGCAGCTACTCTTTGGTCTGCGATTAAGCCGGTCGTGCTGGGCCGCGGCGACATTGCCCCAGTTGACATTTGGCGGGTTGGTGAGCGCAACACTCATCTTTTTCCCGGGGACGTCCTCCTTTCGGCGTACGAAGAAGAGCTTCCTCAGGCGTGGACAGAGTCTTTCGCCCGAAAGACACGTGGCTATGATGTTATGACGGCGATGTCTAGAGCTGTGACTTGCGCTGCGCAAGCAGTCAACGCCGATGTCGTCATTTACGATATGGGGCCCAACGTTGGCGCTCTAAACCGAGCTGTTCTGCTGGATTGTGATGCTTTCGTAACCCCAGTTGCTGCAGACCTTTTTTCTCTCCGTGCGCTCTCGACGGTGGGTCGTTCTGTTGCGCGATGGATACATGACTGGAATACCATTAAGAGTATTGCTGCGCCAGAGAATGTCGGAGATCTCTTGGAGGGTAGGCCTGCATTTCTTGGCTACGTGACATCAGCCTATAAGGTGAACGCCGGTCGAAATGCCGCGAACCCCCATGCGGACTGGGAGCGAAGAATCGCTCCAAGGGTCAGGGACCGAATCGTCAACGACCTTCGGGCGGTGGGTGAAGACCTAGTTCCGGAAGGAGCCAATAAAATTGGTGCTGTGAAGCACTTCCACAGCCTAGCTCCTGAGGCACAAAAGCATGGCGTGGCCATCGGCAAGCTTCGTGGGCTGGTGAATTCGGGTCATTATCCAACAGTTGACGACGCTGCTGTTCAGTTCAGGCAGTTGGCTGAGGAGATCGCTCGCAGGATCGCCATCTAGGGGGCTAGCAATGTTGCGTAGCGCGCCCAGGCGGTCATTAGAGCCCGGCGCTTTTCGAGCATAGTGCCTCGTTTGTAGGCGGCCTTTGCTTTGTCACGAATTCGATGGGCCAGTGCGGCTTCAGACAAGTCGTCAGGATAGTCGGTTGCTTCACTGGCCCAGTCTTTGAACGTTGACCTGAATCCATGCACCGTGATGTGGCCATAACCCATGCGCTTCAGCAGTGCCAGCATGGCGTTCTCGCTGAGCCGTTCGTTGCTGACGTCGTTGGGAAACAGCAGGTCGCGTTCCATGCGCGTCCGCGCGATCGCCAGTGCTGGCTTAGAAAGTGGAATCGTATGCTCTACCTTGGCCTTCATCCGGTGACCTGGCACGGTCCACGTGCCGGCGGCAAGATCGATCTCCCATGGTGTAGCTCCAAGTGTCATTCCAGTGCGGGCCGCTGTGAGGATCGTGAACTCGAGGGCGCGCGCTGCTTCTCCGTGCCTTGACCGCAGGGCAGCGATGAACGAAGGAAGCTCGGCATAGGGGAGAGCGGCGAAGTTCTCCACCTTGGTCACTGCGGTCGGTTTCGGCAAGATTACGGCCAAGTGCCCGCGCCATCGCGCCGGGTTGTCTCCGGTACGCTTCTTCTGCACGGTCGCGGCATCAAGCACAGCCTCTATGCGTTGCCGGACACGGCTGGCAGTCTCGGTTTTGGTTGTCCAGATTGGCCGCAGCACGGCAAGGACATGTTCGGTCTCGATACGATCCACACGTGCGGCGCCCAGCACCGGTTTGGCGTATGTCTCTAGCGTCTTTGTCCACTGGCCGGCGTGTTTCGGATTGGTCCAACCTGCTGCGCGCTCCGCGATGTATGTGGTGGCGGCTTCCCAGAATGTTGGGATGCTGGCCGTTGCGACGGCCGCAGCCCGCCTACCCGCAAGGGGATTCTGGCCGGCCTGCACCATCTTCCTCGCCGCTCCTGCCGCCTCCCGCGCTTCGGCCAAGCCGATCACGTGCAGCGGGCCCAAGCCCATTTCCGGGCGCTTTCCCTCAAATCGATACCTGAACACCCAGCTCTTGGCGCCGGACGCGGTCACCTGCAGGTACAGGCCGCCACCATCCGGGTGGTAGCCTGGCTCGGTGATGGTCGCCACCCGTCTCGCCGTCAGGCGATTGATCTTCAATCCCAT